CTCACCCAGGGCATCCAGAAGGCGGCCAACACGATCAACCGCAAGACCCACCAGAAGCTGGTGGCGATCCTTGACGCGACGATTACGGCCTTCGGCGGCGCCCTGACCATGGCCGGGACCGACTGGACGGTTGGCACCACAACGGCAACCAGCGCCCTGACCCCCGCGGGCCAGGCTGCAGGCGACCTCGCCAAGGCTCAGCTCGTAGCGGACCAGGCGGAGCTTGGGGTGGACTACAACCTCCTCATCATCAACCCGCTCCAGGCGTCGGAGCTTCGGATGCTGTACGGCGATCGTCTCGCCGGCATCCTGTCCGACAACGGGATCACCGAGCTCATCTCCACCAACCGCGTGACCGCTGGTCAGGCGTACCTGGTGGCTGAGGGGCAGGTCGGGGAGCTTCGCATCGAGAAGGCCCTGGACACCGAGGTTTGGCGGGCACCGGAGACCCAGCGCACCTGGCTCCAGTCCGACGTACGGCCGGTCATGTACGTGACCAACCCGTACTCCATGATCAAGCTCACGGGCATCTGAGGGGAGGAAACCAACATGGCAGAACGAACAGTTAAGTTGGCCGGCATCACCTACCGCTCCGCGGAGGACGCCCCCAACCTGATGGGCGGCCAGCCGCTCCCGGTGATGGAGTTCGCTCAGGTAGGCGACGTCGTAGACGTCCACGAGTCCTACGTCAAGCGCTTCGACAAGCTCAACGAGGAGTACGCCACCGGACCGGCCAACCCCCGTCTCGCCCTCCGCGAGGAGATCAGGCGGAACAGCCCGGCCGGACCGCACCCGCTCGACCACGGCGCCGGCTCTCTCGAAGAGCGCGACGTTGAGGGCGACGGCTCTGAGGACGAAGAGGTCCTGGCTGCTGAGGAAGAGCATCAGCGGCGACAGGAGCCTAGGCGGCCCCGGACCAAGGCCAACCTGTCCGAGTGGCAGGACTACGCCGAGGCCCTGGACGTCGAGATCCAAGATGAGGACGGGAACTTCAAGACGAAGGCCCAGCTCATCGAGGAGACGGCCGACTCCGAAGAGGAAGAGGACGACGAGGTAGGAGTCTGAGCCATGGCCGAACCGTTCGCCGAACTGGGAGACCTGGAGGATCGCTGGAAGAAGCTCTCGGAGCCGACGGCTACGCGAGCGATCAACCTTCTGGATGCCGCCTCCAGGCACATCCGCCAGAAGGTGGCCCGGGTAGACGAGCGGATCGCCCTAGCGACGACCGATCAAGACTACCTGGACCCCCTCCTCGTGACCGACGTCGCCTGCGACATGGTGCGAAGGGTCCTGTCTACCCCAGCCAACGGGGTACAGTCCAGCACCCAGCAGGTGGGCGGCACCTCGGTCTCGGGAACCTACGACCCTGGTGTGGGAGGGCTCAGGCTCTTACGTTCTGAGCTTGAGCTCCTCTCGCCCTCCCGTCAGCGGGGTAAGGCCTCTTCGGTCAACACCCTCGTCGAGAGCGGGATCAGGGAGCCAGGAACTGAGTACGAGTATGCGGCCTACGGGGGCGTACGACGTCTCGACAGCCCGTATCCACAGCCTAACTAGGCCTAGGCCCCCCTGCACTACGCAGAGGGCCTGTGCTGACTTCCTAGGGGGTGCCAACGTGCTGCCAGACGCCTTCAACCTACGGATCGAGAGGATTCGGGGAGGGGTGGATCCAGACGACACCCACGGCAACCCCGTAGTCGACTGGTCTGCTCCTTTAAGACGGATCATCGACGGCTGCTGGATCGGGCGCCCCTCTGGGTTGGAGATGAGCGAGGGGAGGCAGACCGTCATCACCGAACAGTGGTGGTGGGGGCCTGAGGATGCTGACGTCCTAGAGACCGATCGGATCAAGGACGTAGAGACGGGAGTGACCTACGAGGTCGACGGCCCGATCTTCTTCGAGCGCGACCCCGTAGGGCCCTACTCCCATAGGACCTGTCAGATCAAGGAGGTCAGGGGATGACCGCCGTACCGGACCCCGAGGCACTGCTGGTAGCGGCGCTCCGGGCTAAGGCGGAGGTCACCGCTCTGGTATCTATGCGGATCGGGACGAGCCTTGGCGCGACCTTTCCGCAGATACGGGTCACGCTCACCGGAGGATCGGACCGTCTGGTGCTCAACACCGGGCGGCCCTCCCTCCAGTGGGAGGCCTGG